AACCCCGGATGGCATGCAGCTTAAGCTCCGGATACATAGCGTTAACTTCTGGCATTTTCATCAACGCTTCAACGATATGTCCGTCGAATGTTGCCATGTCTTCCTGCAACAATTCCTGCGCGCTAATCACCATATCAACGGTGATGTTTTCACATGTGTCGAACTTAACCATGACAGCGTTCTGTACTTCAGGGGCCAGCTTGTCAAAAGTGACGTTCCTCGGATCTGATTCAGTCTCAACCGGGACAAAGGAAGCAGACTCCTCATCCCAGCGGTTTTCCTGCATATATTCAGCATCCCAGGAATCGAGGGCAGGGCGGGGTATACCGGGTTTATCCTCGCAAACAAGAAATTTATAAGCGCAGTCCTGAGCAGCCGGATAATGTTCCAGGAATTGCCAGTGAAATTTTGCGCGGGCGCGACGTTCATCACCGGCTTCAATGGCAGTGGCTACAGCGACTGCACCTTCTTCCTTTATTGCCTGTTCGTCCGGAATGGCGGCGCAAATAAAGACTTTACTCATTTTGTTTTACCTCATTACAGATTTAAGGGTGAACAAATCCCTGCCATTTCTGGCATATAAGAATGAAATCGGATGTTTATTACGGAACTGTTTTAAAGACCTGCCGGGATTTCGTTATTATCCTGGTGAATAACTTTATCGACCGGGTAACAGTTACCGGGAATTTTCTGTTCGGTTGCTGCAGTCATACACTCCTGCATTGTCCTGTGAACACTGACTGCAATATCAACTGGCTCTCCGGAAACAAGAAAAACTGTCAGAACAAGTGCAAATGCTGTATTCATTGCCAGCATCCTTTTTGTATCGGACGTAAACGGGCCAACATTGAAAGAATGCATATTTTATTTAATAGCTCCCGTTCGTGTTTTCTCTTGTTAATGGCATCTTCAGTAAATACAGGGTTACTGATAGTGACACCAATTTCAAAACAACCTTCAGACGTATTAACGTTTGGTAATAACGTTTCCATTATCGCGTCCTCAACAATGAATTTTGTGATGCAGTGCCTGGTGCCTCCAGGTGACGTTAACCAGTTAACAATTAACGCCGGATACAGAGAATCCACCCATAACACTGTTTTTGGTTTTAACTGTTCCGCGTGCGCTTAGCCGCATTCACCGCATCACAAAATTCACTTTAAAAACGGCGGCAGAGCAGTCACGGAGTAAAACTGATACCGCCAAACGTCACCAGAAAATTGATAACAGAGGGCGTTGCAGCGGGGTTGTCACTTAAGCGTATGGTCAACCTGACAACTCGGTGTCCTCAACGGGGAAGGAATAACCCCGCCATACTTACCGCCGCGCCATTTCGCGGGTTGCCACAACCGGAAGCGCACGGTCGAATTAAATTTAACGACACCGTACAGTGAGACGAACTTCGCCGTGCGCTTTCGTGTTGTGTGCCTGCTTTTAACCACGTCAGGCGAGGTGGTATCCTTAAAATCACCACAGTTTTAAGGATTCATTAAGCAATGTCGCAACCACCAATAAATCCGCTTAAGAACATGAAAATTGATTACTGGTATAAAGCGCTTACAGTTGTTGGCGCTGCGTTGTTTGTCTTTAATGGAACGTCTTTTTTTGACAGATATCCCGTTGTTCCATTGGGTTTTTTGTCCTCCGGCATCTTTTTTATTGGTTTGGGGGAGTGGATTAATCACCCTCTCAAAGTGAGATTTATTGGTCCTGGAGTTTGGACTCGTGGATATAATCGTTCTTCGTGCGCACTCGGTATCATCTTCGACATACTTGGTTGTTTCCTGATTGTTACAGGAGTCGTCAAGTTCTTCTGATGTAAAACCGCAAATGGGGCACGTAACGGGAATTTTGAAAAGCGTTTCTCCGGGTTCCAGAACAAAATTTTCTGCGGTCTGATTTTGCTTCTCATATTTGTGCTCCGCGTCATTGTGAGAGCACATTCTTATTCTGAGTGCCTGTTTAAACTCACTGAAGCTGAGAGCTTCTTCGCCTTCGGCAAGGCCTTCGAAGTATTCTTCGTAAGCCTTTTCCATGATTGTGTCGAAATCCATATCACTCACCTGAGTTTCTTTCCAGCCAGCGACGGGCACCATTTTCGGTTTTAAACGTTTTGCTTTTGGTATACGTCATCGCGGTGAACGTGCCGTCCTGGTTGGGGAACACGCCGCACACCAGAGATTCGCTGTTGCCAAGATCGATAGTATCCATATTGACCTCATTTCCCCTTAACGCCGGGGTAGCGGAACTGTTTGCTGAGAACACCGTGCGGTGTCTTGATGGAGATTAATTTAGAATAACCTAACAGATGTGGCAAGTGTTTTTTGTTAGATTGATCTAACAAGAAGAGTGAGGGAATCTAAGTGTCTGAAAGGAGTGTTATTTTATTGATTTGTTTTTACGTGCTTTAAGCATTTCTTCGAAGAGTTTATTGAAATTCTCTACTCTTGCGCGCATTTCAGACAGCAAGGCTTCCTGCTCGGAGGATGGAAGAGCATCGAATAATTCGATCAATTCTTTGTGGCTGGGAGTTAACTCGGTTTCCACATGAAGTTCTTGTGCTGGCACTGGTGCCTTGTCTTCGTCACCAAACATTAGCCATGTAGGCGAGCACTTCAGCGCATCAGCTAAAGCAAACAACCGCTTCCCGACTGGTTGGGTTTCGTCTCTTTCCCATTGTGAAATTGTGACGTGAGCTACCCCAGCGAGGCGAGCGGCTTCTCGTTGTGTTAGGCGTAATTCTTTTCGTCGTGCCAGAACTCGCTGGCCTAGGGTTCTTGTATCCATAGTTAGGTAATTCTAATTTTTCTTGACTTAGGTATCCCGCGCACATTACTGTTAGAAATATCTAACAAGAGGGGGCTTTGATGCTTAAAGTTGACGCAATTACTTTTTTTGGCAGCAAAACAAAGCTTGCCAATGCCGCAGGAGTGAAACTAAGTGTTGCTGCATGGGGTGAACTGGTTCCTGAAGGTCGCGCGATGCGCCTGCAAGAGGCATCCGGCGGGGAACTTCAGTACGACCCCAAAGTTTATGACGAATATCGTAAGGCAAAGCGGGCGGGGCGGTTGAACAATGAAAATCACCCCTGAACAGGTTTGTGAGGCTCTGGATGCCTGGGTATGCCGACCAGGAATGACACAGGAGCAGGCGACGATATTAATCACGGAAGCATTCTGGACTCTGAAAGAACGCCCGAACATCGATGTTCAGCGTGTCATAGATGAAGGTGGCGCGGTTGATCAGCGAGCGCTTGGCGTTAATCGAGTGAAGATATTCGAACGCTGGAAGGCTATCGACACCAGGGATAAGCGTGAAAAGTTCACGGCGCTAGTGCCTGCAATTATGGAGGCTATCCGGATTAATGATTTCAGGTTGTATCGTGAAATTAGTGACGGAAAAAGCATCACGTACATGATCGCCGGGTTAAACAAAGAATATGGCGATGTGGTGGAGTCCGGACTGCTTTTTGCTGATCCTGCCGTAGTGGATCGTGAAACTGACGAACTTATAGAAAAAGCAATTGCTTTCAAACTTGCGTATCGACAGCAATACCAACAAAAAGCTGGATGGAATTATGAGCCTTCTTTTTGCTGAACGCCCACTGGTTATAAACACACAGCTTGCGATGAAGATTGGCTTAAATGAAGCCATTGTGTTGCAGCAGTTGCATTACTGGTTGAGAGATACCAATTCCGGCATGGAATGTGATGGTGTTCGCTGGATTTACAACACAACGGAACAATGGCTGGAACAGTTCCCATTCTGGTCAGAGTCAACGTTAAAGCGCGCGTTTGCAAGTCTGAAAACGCTGGGGCTTTTGCGTTGTGAAAAGCTCAATAAATCAAAGCGCGATATGACCAATTTCTACACGATTAACTATGGGAGCGAGCTTTTAGATGATGGCAAATTGAGCGAATCCATCGGTTCAAAATGCGCCGCTCCATCAGGTCAAAATGACACGATGGAAGAGGTCAAAATGAAACGCTCCATTGGTTCAAAACGACCCAATGTCATCGGGTCAAAATGGCCCGATGATCCTACAGAGAATACAACAGAGATTACTACAGAGAATAAAAACACTTTTCGTCCGGAAGCTTCGCAACCGGACCCGCAGACGGCTGAACAGGATTTTTTAATCCGGCACCCTGGCGCAGTTGTGTTTAGTGCGAAAAAACGCCAGTGGGGTAGCCAGGAGGATCTGGCGTGTGCGCAGTGGATATGGGGGCGGATCGTGGGTCTCTACGAACAGGCCGCAAGTGATGATGGCGAGATCATGCGACCAAAAGAGCCTAACTGGACTGTCTGGGCCAATGATGTGCGCACAATGCGGATGCTGGATGGCAGAAGCCACAGACAAATTTGTGAAATGTTTGGTCGGGTACAGCGGGATCCATTCTGGGTAAAAAACATCATGAGCCCGTCAAAGCTCCGCGAAAAATGGGACGAACTGGTCATCCGCCTGGGGCGTTCACCTGTACAGCGTTGTGTTAATCATATTTCTGAACCGGATACAGAAATTCCGCCTGGTTTCAGAGGATAAGTTTTGATTTCAGGTCATGAGGTAATTTTAAGGGGGACTTGTGGCAAAAGTTTTTACACAAGAAGAGCGGGAAAAAATCAAGGGGCAGGTTGTTGAGCTAGTACGCCGGAGTGGGCGCGAGACGTTACGGCAACTGGAAGCCAAGACAGGTGCGACAAGATATCTGATGAGCGTTCTCGCCAGAGAGCTGGTTGCCAGTGGTGATGTATATAACTCTGGCTACGGGTTATTCCCGTCTGAACAGGCTCGTAAGGACTGGCAAAACGCCCGCAAAAAACTCTCGAGGGCAAAGGCGAAGAAAACATCTGTGGTTGATCCGGACCTTATCTGGTCATTACCTGACGGAGAAATACGTCGTTATGACAGGCACCAAAACATAATTTGCTGTGAGTGCCGGAAGAGCGAAGTTATGCAGCGCATACTGGCATTTTATCAGTGAAATTTTCGTTATTTATAGACGTAACTAGATTAAAGAGCATTAGTTCAGATGTGAATTGACATTTTCACGGCACAGGATTGAGCTAGCGTGGTTGTCTGCTTTGCGTCAAAAGCAGATATTACCAGATTTAGACATCTATTCCCGATAGCCCTGCTCTGATGCTACACTCTGTGCTATTTTCATGACCCCAATAAAAATATTTATGACTATTGCTGATTTCAAACGGCCTAAATTGGAGCTCCCAAACGGGGCAAACAAACTACTACTGCACTCTTGCTGTGCTCCATGTTCCGGTGAAGTGATGGAGGCGCTTCAGGCCTCGGGAATCGACTATACCATCTTTTTCTACAACCCGAACATTCATCCTCAGAAAGAGTATTTAATTCGTAAGGATGAGAATATTCGCTTTGCTGAACAACACGGCGTGCCATTTATTGATGCTGATTACGACACAGACAACTGGTTTGAACGTGCCAAAGGAATGGAATGGGAGCCCGAGAGGGGGATCCGTTGTACCATGTGTTTTGACATGCGTTTTGAGCGGACAGCGCTGTACGCTGCTGAAAATGGTTTCAGTGTGATCAGCAGTTCACTGGGCATTTCACGCTGGAAAAATATGCAGCAGGTTAACGACTGTGGGCGGCGAGCCGTCGCGCATTATCCGGGCATGGTGTACTGGGATTATAACTGGCGCAAGCAGGGCGGCTCGTCCCGCATGATTGAAATCAGCAAGCGCGAAAAATTCTATCAGCAGGAATATTGTGGCTGTGTGTATTCTCTGCGCGATACCAATCTACACCGCAAATCTCAGGGACGCCCTCTTATCAAAATTGGCCAACTCCACTACGGAAAAGAAGAGAAGGAGTGATTTTATGGATCACCTTTCTGATTGATTTCATATTGGCGAGGTGACGTGAGTTAAGTAGAATGGCTGCGGGTGCTTGAGGCTATCTGTCTCAGGCATGAACACTGAAAGGCAGATAGAGAAAAGCCCCAGTTAACATTACGCGTCCGGCAAGACGCTTAACATTAATCTGAGGCTCAATCTATGAACGGCAAATCTAGGTTAGCCTCTTACGTGCCGAAAGGCAAGGAGAAGCAGGCTATGAAGCAGCAAAAGGCGATGTTAATCGCCCTGATCGTCATCTGTTTAACCGTCATTGTGACGGCACTGGTAACGAGGAAAGACCTCTGCGAGGTACGAATCCGAACCGGCCAGACGGAGGTCGCTGTCTTCACAGCTTACGAACCTGAGGAGTAAGAGACCTGGCGAGGGAGAAATCCCTCGCCACCTCTGATGAGTCAGGCATCCTCAACGCACCCGCACTTAACCCGCTTCGGCGGGTTTTGTTTTTTCCTGGCATTCTGGTTTACAATTCGCACGTCAGCCTGAACACCTGACACCTGCTGCGCCAGCAGAGAAAACAGATGGCGCACAAAACCAAATTTCACAATTCTGATACCGACCTTGCCATCCGGCATGAGCGGCGTTCACACGCATTTAAAACCGACTGGTACCAACACCCACCATGTACTGAAGAACAGGCCGAATGGCTAATTCATAACTACCGCAGACGCGGATACGAGATTAAGAAAGCCCTCAGCCTCGATTATCGTCACTGGATAATCTATGTCAGGCTCCCTTATTCCGAACGCCCACCGCGCCCATCCCGCACATACCAGCAACGGATCTGGAGGTAACGTGCGGATATTACTTCGACCTGTTCTGGTACCGGAACTCGGGCTTGTGGTCCTTAGGCCGGGCTGTGAATCCATGCAAGTATTTCATAACCCTCGAGTGCTGGTGGAGCCTGAACCGAAAAGCATGCGTAATCTGCCGTCCGGGGTCGTTCCTGCCGTTCGCCAGCCGCTGGCGGAGGATAAATCATTACTGCCATTTTTCAGCAATGAGCGTGTGATTCGTGCTGCTGGCGGCGCTGGTGCACTGTCTGACTGGCTGTTGCGCCATATTAAATCCTGCCAGTGGCCACACGGTGATTATCACCACAGTGAAACCGTCATTCACCGTTATGGTACCGGCGCAATGGTGTTGTGCTGGCACTGCGACAACCAGTTGCGTGACCAGACATCCGAATCACTCGAGCAACTTGCTCATCAAAACCTGTCAGCATGGATGATTGACGTCATCGGTCACGCAATAAGCGGTACGCAGGAGCGTGAATTATCTCTGGCTGAATTATCCTGGTGGGCGGTCCGCAATCAGGTGGCGGACGCGCTACCGGAAGCGGTATTACGTCGTTCGCTGGGGTTGCGTGCGGAAAAAATCCGCTCAATGTACCGTGAAAGCGACATCGTACCGGGAGAGCAGACCGCCACCAGCATACTGAAACAGCGCACAAAAAATCTTGCGCCGCTGCCTCACGCCCACCAGCAACAGAACCCACCACAGGAAAAGACGGTGGTCAGCATTGCCGTTGATCCTGAGTCTCCGGAATCTTTCATGAAACGACCTAAACGTCGCCGCTGGGTTAACGAGAAATACACACGCTGGGTGAAGACACAGCCGTGTGCGTGTTGTGGTAAGCCAGCCGACGATCCCCATCACCTGATTGGTCATGGTCAGGGCGGAATGGGGACAAAATCTCACGATATTTTCACGCTACCGCTGTGTCGGGAGCATCACAACGAGCTTCATGCGGATCCTCTGGCGTTCGAAGAAAAGCATGGTTCTCAGGTTGATTTAATTTTTCGTTTTCTTGATCACGCCTTTGCAACTGGCGTGCTTGGGTAAAAGAGGTGACTGATGCTCATAGATTTGGTTTTACCTTACCCGCCGACGGTGAACACTTACTGGCGACGCCGTGGCAGCACATATTTTATCTCGGAGGAGGGAAAGCGTTATCGCCGGGCTGTGGCGCTTATTGTTCGCCAGCAGCGGCTGAAATTAAGCCTGTCCGGACGGCTGGCAATAAAAATTATTGCAGAGCCACCGGATAAGCGCCGTCGTGACCTGGACAATATCCTGAAAGCACCACTGGATGCGCTGACGCATGCCGGACTTCTCATAGACGACGAGCAGTTTGATGAAATCAATATTGTGCGCGGTCAGCTCGTTCCTGGTGGGCGGCTGGGGATAAAAATCACAGAACTGGAGTGCGCATGAATAACCAGTATTTACAGTTTGTGCGTGAGCAGCTCATTATCGCCACCGCTGATTTGAGTGGGGCAACAAAAGGTCAGCTTGAAGCCTGGCAGGAGAATGCCATGTTCGATACAGGGCGTTACAGGCGAAAAAAAATCCGGTACCGCGATGAAGTGACTGGAAAAATGATAACGCGGGATAATCCACCAATCCCGGGAAAACAATCACTGGCGAATGGCTCATCAATTGCCCTGGTCAGCCCGGTTGAGTTTTCGACATCATCATGGCGGCGGGCTTTGCTGTCTCTTGAAGAGCATCATAAAGCCTGGTTGTTGTGGTGTTACGGCGAGAGTATTTGTTGGGAATATCAGATCGCGATAACACAGTGGGCGTGGAATGAATTTAATACTCAATCCGGTACCAGAAAAATTGCAGGGAAAACGCAGGAACGCCTGAAAAAATTAATCTGGCTGGCGGCGCAGGCAGTAAAAGCAGAACTTTTTGGTGGGGAAGGTTATGAATACCAGGAGCTGGCATTACTGGCGGGAGTGACAACTAAAAACTGGTCCAAAACATTTACTCGTCACTGGGTTGCAATGAAACACATTTTTCAACGACTGGATAGTGAGGCTTTATTGTTTGTAATGAGAACACGTTCAAAACAAAAGGCGGCATTTTCAAAGCAAAGTGTTGCAAAAGTAGATTGAAAGGCATATATTTCATGCAAATCTGATATTTTGCCGATTTTGTACGTGATGGCAAAAGCAAACAAAACCCGCCCACAAGCGGGTTTTTTTGTGCCACTTATCTCGGATAGACATGGTGAATGCGCTGGTGGAGGAGCTAAGGGTGATTTTTAACCAGGTGATTTTTGAATGCTTGCAACATTGATTTCGTAACGTTATTATCCTGCGCCCGGCCCTTTAGCTCAGAGGTGAGAGCGAGCGACTCATAATCGCCAGGTCGCTGGTTCAAATCCAGCAAGGGCCACCATCACATACCGCCATTAGCTCATCAGGATAGAGCACCAGCCTTCGAAGCTGGTTGCGCGGGGGTCGAGTCCTCGATGGCGGTCCATTATCTGTACCCTGCGTTGTTAGCTCAACCGGACAGAGCAATTGCCTTCTAAGCAATCGGTCACTGGTTCGAATCCAGTACAACGCGCCAGACTTATTTTTCCCGGCTCGCTTTTGCGGGCCTTTTTTTTAAATGTCTCACAATTCAGACGGTTGACAGTTGTCTGTTTTGCGGGGAGTTTGTTAAAAGAAACTGGCATGGTGAATCCCCCTGTGCGGAGGGGCAATCAGCGAGTAGGTATATGGGATAATCGCGGATTCAGGTGCTGGTACTGAATTCACCGGGAGGCACCCGGCACCATGCAGTTGACTGAAACCATGTATACTCTCAGGCCCCACGCACATGTGGTTGGGGTCCTTTTTACATGACAAAAAAAAGCCCGCATATGGAT